TACCAGAGCGTCAAGGCGCGTGTGAAGCTCACGCCTAAAATGACGGCGTTCTACGATAAGCTATTCACCGCTTCCCCTGTTAAGGATACGTTAAAAGAACTCAATACCACCGCCCCCGATGCCGACAATCTTACTTTGAAAGATGCTACTATACTTCATCAGGGAGATGATAATACGAAGGAAGCCATATATCGAGACGCCCTGCATCAACTTTCATACAAAGCCACAATATCGGTTTATGGCGCTGATTATGGACAACCAGGGAAAGGGTACTTCTCTCTCCGAGGTGCTAATGACGAGATGCCAGAAAAGAGGTGGCCTTATGTAAGTAAAGACGTTTCTAATATTGTAGCCGAAATGGAAAAAGATGGATGGGATGTTAAAGTTTCAGAAGATGGGTACGGAGCACCCGTCCTTAATGTAGAGCATCAAGCGACAAAAACCTTAGCACAAGAAAAAGAAGCGGCACTCAACGAAAAATGGAAAAACGCAAAAGATGTTTATGTCCGCTATGGGAAACTTCCGCCAGGGGGGAAATCTAAAAACTATCGTGACAATATTACAGAAGAAGGGGTTTCAGTATTTCATGGTAAACTTCTCCCCGATGGATCGACAGCAATTATTCCGCGCCATCCACAAGAGATAGGTACATACTCAACACTAATGAATGAGCCTATTTATATTGTTGAAGGCGATGAAATAGGCAGTGGTTCAGATGGCGAGCCATTACTAGCCAACGCAAAACAATATAAACCAAAAGATGCCGCAAGACGCCTCTTTATAGAGCAAGGCACGGCAAGCGATACGGTGCTGAACCAGGGCGGCATATCCCCCGAAGTGCAAGCCGCATTCGACAAAGCCATTGATACTTTCGGAACCACGAATAACGTCAAAGAAGCAGGATATGTACTTCCCGATGGTAAAATGCTTGATTTTTCGGGGCGTAATGATGCGGTTGGATATACAAAAAAGAACGGTAAATATATTGCAGTAAAAGATGATTACCTTAAAAATTCACGAGCCTTTGATCATAGAAACATAAACAAAGCCGATGGCCTTGAAATGGATATGTTTGAAAAGCTCGGCGGGATAAGAATGGATGCAGTAGAATCCTATGCAGAAATGGGGGCAATGCCAACAAATAAACAGTGGGATGTAATAAAAGATTTTATGGTAAGCAATGGGTTTATAAACATTACCATGTATGATGGTAAAAGGTATGCAGACATTCAGACCGATAGCATGAGTCCAGCGAAAGCTATGGGCTATATCCGAAGATTCTACAATGGCGAGGACTTCCCGAACGGCAACATTCTTTTCCAGGGCGACTACAAGGATGAAGTGCTTGCCACTGCGAAAAACTACGCCGACACAGGGCAGAGCGTCGAGCAGTTTATTGCCGACATGGAAGCGCCCATATTCGAGGACACGCGCATAGAGTGGAGCATCCCCGACCTGTCGCCAGAAGCAAAAAATGCGTGGTATCGCAAAGCATGGGACGAGGCGAATTCCCCCGCGCCCGACACCGAACCGACGATTGCCGAATGGGTAAAGCGGCTTGCCGATGATAACTACGCGGGAATTCGCAAGATGCTATCCGCGATATGGGAAAACGTGATTCAGGCGCAGAACATAAAGCCAGAAGTCGGCGCAGACCCCGAAGAGATTACCGCGACGCTTGCGATAAAGGACGCCGCCGACGAAATGCGTGCTGAGATAGCCGAGCCGATTATTGCCGGAGCTTTAGCCATCGGAGCAGGGCGAAACGTATCCACGCGCTTCTTTGCCACCCTCATGGGCATTATCAAGGCCAACCCCGAAGCATACGCGAGAATCGCGGGCGACACCATGAACGATGCGAAGCTGTCCGCTATCGGGAAGAAGGCCGAAACCGTTAAAAACAGCCCGATCGAGGATATCAAGCTACAGGAACGCATGACCATTTCGGAACGCACGGCGCTTGCGGCAGACATCACCGACGAGAAACTTGCAAAGGAAATCATTTCCGGCAAGGTAGTCGCAGGCGATAACGTTGCCGCGCTCATAAAGAAGCTGAAATCAGAAAGCAAGGCATCGGCCAAGCGTGAAACTGCGCTAAACGGCGATATCAAGGCGCTCGAATCCGAGGTTGACGCGAACGGCATCACCATGGGACGACAGCGCGTTGAGCTTCGCAACGTGCAGAATGAACTGAAAAAGATCATTGCCCGCACGGACAAACTTGTGAACGCAGGGCAGGAGATACCGGAGAGCCTTGCATCACAGCGCGTATCCATCGAGAAGCGCCGCGAGTCCATCAGGGGAAAACTTGTCGCCGCGCAGGACTGGATGGAGATAGAGCGCCAGATGCAACAGGCGCAAAAACTTGCCGACCGCGCCGACCTTGACATCCAGCAAGCCAAGGCCAGGGGCGAGGAAGTATCCGGCGACGACGTTCGCACGAGGCAGGAGAACCGTGCCAAAATTGCGGAACTGTCCACCAAACTCGCCGTTGCCAAGGACTACAAGAACTCCGCGCAGTTGCAGACGTACCTTGCCGCGCTCGAAGAACGCACGAAGGGCCAGGACGCATACCAGAAGCGCGACGCGGAGCGCAGGGCGCTGGAAAAGCTGAAACGCTACCATGACCAGCTTGTTGCCCGCGCCACGAAAGCGCCGGGGAAATCTGTTGCCGTGAGCTATGCACAGCAGATTCTTGACCTCCAGGACAACCCCGACATAAAGAAAATGTCAATCACCGAACTTGAGGCATTGACCACTGAAATCAAAGTGCTTGCCGATATTGGCCGTGCGGAATGGCGTGGGAAGCGCGAACGATTCAGCGAAAAGGTGGAAGGCCAAAGTTCTCTCGTCACGGAAACCTTCGAGGAAAACAAGAACTATAAAAAACCCGAAGGGCTTGACCTTACCAAGGAAAACACGCGGAAGCTCATCGACAGGCTGAAAAGCGCGAATTATGAAACGCGCAGCGCACGAAGGTTTATCCGCGACATCCTTGACGGCGGCGTTGACGGCGCTAATGTTCAACTGCTATGGCATGACAAGGAAACGATCCTACGCGAGGATCTGACTCAGCGCGAACGCAGGCACGCTTTTATCAATCAGGCAATCCTTGACGCAGACCAGAAGCCGGAATCGTTCTTTACTACCGAATACACCATTGAAGGCGCAGGGCCACAACGCGGCGACTTTAAACTCCGCAAAACCGACCTCATGGCGGTTGAACTTGCGTTCCGAAACGAAGATTCACGAAATGCTGTTCTCTATGGCGAGTTCTTCTCAGCGAACGAACGCGCCGAACACAAAGGCGATCTGGTATGGTTCGACCTTGAAGGCGCTGAACGCTTCAACAAGATCATGGACTTCATCGATGCGACACTCACTCCGGAGGACATGAAAATACTCGAAGCCTTCGAGCAGGACTCTACCGAAGCCGCGCCGAGAATTGCGCGTATCATGGCCGACATCTACAACCAGCCATTCAAGACCGTCAAGCATTATTTCATGATTATCCGGCGCGGAGCCACCGAGAAGATCGACGAGCAAATGGCGATGGAGCATGGAAGCAGAGCCATAAACGGCAAGGCACCACCGCGAAAGGGCTTTACAAAGGCGCGAGTAACCATGAAGCCATGGAGTCAGACCCCGGTCAAACTTGACCTCCTGACAACTTGGAACGAATCCATCGACCGCCAAGAACACCTTATCGCGTTTGCCAAGTACGCGAAAGAGATTGACGCAATCTACCGAACCCCCAAAATGCAGGAAGATATCGAAAGCATCGGCGGCAAATCGGCACTTTCATACCTGTATGATTATATCGACAACGTAAAGAATCCGCAGGAAATGAACGACCGCGCAAAGAATGACGCTACCGTGCGACTGTTGCGCGGGAATGTCGCGTTCGCGTCGCTCGCCTTCCGCACGGCATCGATGATGACGCAGATTACCACGTCGCTATGGCCGGCCATGCAGTATACCGGCCCGGTCCGGCTTGTCGCGGAAGCCTCACGGCTTATGACGAACCCCATCGGCTACTTGCGGGAAACGGAGGGAATGTCGGTACGCCTTCGCGCCAGAGCCAAGCAGGGCGTCAATGTCATGATGGAATCGATAAAGTCCGGCAAGGCAGATACGAAGCTAGGTCGCAACGTGCAGAAGGTTGAAGAAATCGGCATGAAGGGGCTTGAGCTTGTAGACCGCTACCTTGTTGCCGTGGGCTGGCGGGCAATGTATGACCGCTACCTGGACGACTTCGACGGCGACGTGGAGAAAGCTGTTGCCATGGCCGACGACAAAACCATGATGACACAGCCAAGCGCGTATAGCGACGACCTTGCGCCGATGTTCAGGAACAAATCAGGATGGATGCAAGTGATATTGCAGTTCCAATCATCCCTGAACGTCATATTCCAGAATATCGCCTACGACCTGCCCGCCGCCGTGCGCGAGAAGAACGTTGCATGGGCGCTCGGCATCGTGACCTCTTACGCGATTGCGGGGATCCTCCTGAAAGCCGTCAAGACGCACCCGAAGGACGACGAAACGCCGGAAGAAAAAGCGCGGAGGCTGTTCTTCTGGAGTATCACACAGGCAACGGATTCTATTCCGCTTGTCGGAGAGATTGCGACGAACCTTACACAGCGCCTCATCACCGGAGAGAAGGCAAAACGGTATCCCGAAACCATGTTCCCCGGCGTTCAGGACTTCGCGGACGGACTCGCCGCCGTGTCAGAAGGCGACATAGAAAAGGCTACACAGTCATTTATCGACTCCTTGGTACTTGTAGGAGCGCCGACGCAACTTTACCGCGACGCGACGCGGGTACTTGAAGGCGACTATGGCGCGTTGCTTGGAAGGCCGAAGAAATAGCTAGTGACTAAGTAATATGTAGAGGGCAATGCTACTGTCGGGAGACAGAAGGAGCAAGGTTGAAGGCTAAAGATTTTTCCGACTATGCGCTGACGGTAGGCACCCTTGAAGTGCAGGGCGAACTTGTCGGCGCAGGCGTCACCAAGATCATCACCGACGGAGAAACCGCACAGCATATCGCTTCAACCGTGTCCGCAGACTACAACCAGCTTATCACCGACATTGCCGCCGATTCAACGGTTTCCATCGTGGAGAAGCCCGCGCTCAAATCGCGGTGGGATGAGATTGTCGTCGAATACCCGCTTGTAAAATCCAACGCCGTGACCGCAGGGATAAGCGCGACCGGCACCGAATACCTTGCCTACGTCGCCGCCTACGAAGCCCTTGACACCTACCTCAATACCACGCTTGCCATATTCGCGGACATGGCCGTATCGACCACGATCAACGCATCAACCTTCGCCACGAAGTTCAGCGATTACTACACCGGACGAAGCAATCTGACAGGCGTTGCGGCAAGCACGACGATCCTTACGCCGAAATACAAAGGCCGCGTTACATATGCGAGCCTTGCGGGAACGTCCGGCAACGAGTACGACACCATTCTCGCCTATTCCGCGACTGCTTCCGAGTGTGGCATCTACAAGCGCACCGAAGGCGCATGGGTCAGGCAGGACGGAAGCGACGGCAGCCATCCGGTGCCGACCTCTGAAATGATAGCGAACGCATGGCCGGACATTGTGTGGGCGTGTAACCAATCTCCGAGCTATCCGACGACCACGCCGACCGACTACACCGCAAGCGAAAAGGTGCAGTACTACACGACGACGAACCTCAACTATATCGAAATGCTCGGCGCGAATGTCGCGTTTATCAATCGACTATTCGCACAATACATCCGGCTACAGGCCGACGGCGCGATCTATTCCGGCGGTTACAACGAACTCGGCGACAATGACGGCACGGCAGGCTTATTCCTCGGCGGCGATGGATCGGTACAGGGCAACAAGGCCGTATTTAACGAAGCGCGGGCGCTGGAATTTACCGGGAAGTCGATGGAAACCGACGTAACCTATGACGGTGCGTGGACGCTCGGCACATGGGGAAGCGTTGCGGCGGCGAACGCGGCCGACAGCCAAACAAAAGCCACACTATTGTTGAATAATGACACGCTGTTATGCGTATATAAAAGAGCATCAGACGGCTATTTAGTACAGCGTATCAGGGATACTGATGGAACCTGGGGAGCGGAGTCAGCGGTTGTTGGAGCATCAATAGCAGGCCAACCCGCGTTATCACTTTTTTCCGATGGAAGAATTTTATGTACATACTTGAGTTCGGTTTTATACCCAACACAAATTATTCGCAGTACTGTGGGAACATGGGGAAGCCCATCAACAATTACTGCAACACAATGTTATGATGTGTATTCCACTGTCCACGCCGATCAAACAGCTTCATTACTTTATGCACGATCAAGCGTAAATCAACATATTTACGAAATGGTACGCGGCACCGATGGAACATGGGGGAGCGCATCGGAAATTGTGACAACAGAAACAGGATCTTTGACTATTGTAGAGCTTCCCAATGGAACATCGCTTTGCGTATATGAAAATACAGACGACTCTCAACACCTCTACGAAATAGTGCGGGCAGCTGCGGGAACCTGGGGAAGCCCTGTTGAAAAAACAGCATATGGGGCGACTATTCCATCTGCAACCGTATTACCCGACAGCACGTCAATGATTGCTCTACGCCTCTCCGCTTCGCCATACAGCATATCCTATCTCACACGAAGCGCGGCGGGATCGTGGAGCGCCCCAGCCGATATTACGACCACCGCCGACACATTTCCCGCGCTCGCCGTGCTTGCCGACGATACGGTAATATGCCTGTATTCAAGGGTTACAGATTACTACCTTTATGAAACCATCAACAACGCGTCGGTGTCATTCCCAATAGGCGAAATATCGACAGAAGTCGGCTCTGGAATCACGACATCAGGGCAAAACGCAAACGGCAATTATATAAAATTCGGCGACGGCACGATGATCTGTTGGAAAACGGTATCATTCGATACGGCGATATCCTCTGCAATCGGAAGCATTTATTACTCAGGCGGCACAACTTCCATGGGAAACTGGGCTGCGAACTTTATCGCAACGCCCACGGTTTCAACCTCATTGTCCGACAGAACATCCACGGTTGCATGGCTTATCGCACAGGATGGAGCGACAACATCGAGCGCGGGAACCATTGAGCTTGCGTCCTATGAAAGCAAATCGTCAACGACATACGCAGTCGCAATTATTGGCATTGGAAGATGGAAGTAATTACAGAAACGCAGGGTATTTTTGTTTTTCCTTTGGAGGAAAATTGATACGGTTTATGGAGCAAAACATGAGGAAATCGGGGGCCGATTGAATGTTTTTTAGCGCGTTGGTTTTTTCCGCGTTCCTGGAACTTGGCGGGATGTTCGGCGGGATATACAACTACCCCGTGCCGGAGCCTATCACCATGTTTCCGCTTTATACCACGATTGCCGCAGATGTCGAATACGAAGGATTTTATGTAGGCGGGCAGATGGATTGCTACTACCTCGCGGAGAAGGTCACGAACTACAAGCCGTTTCAGAATACCTATATTTTCCGGGCAGGGTATCGGCGCGATGGCTTTACGCTCGGATTCGAGCATTCATGTTTTCATCCGTTTTCGACCTACGCGACGATATTTCCGGCAGAGATCAAGCCGAAATATGAGGGGTTTGTTGACAAAGTTTTCGTGCGTATAGAAACGCAATAGCAAGGTTCTAGCTACTGTCGGGAGACAGAAGGAGCAAGGCATGGCGGCAATTACATTGCAGACGTTGGACAAGGTTTCTTTCGGCAACGCGCTTGCCTGGGAGAAAAAGGACGCGGCGGTAGCGTCGGGATACAAAGCATATCTCATCCCCGCAGAAGTGAAAGAGGGCGTGGTTGTCCATGTCGTCGTCAACTCGGCGGCAAACTACAACATTGCGTATTCCATCGACTCACAGCAGGCGCTTGCGGCAGGCACACAGGCGACTCCCGTCGATGCGTTCGGCGCGGCACAGACGGCAACCGTTGACGTGAAGCTCTCCCCGCTTGTCAGGGCGGTCGTCGTTACGTTCAACTCCGGCACCTCCATCGACATCATCGTGAGGGCTAAATAATATGGCAGGCGCACTTGTAGATGGCCTCTCGACGGCCAGCGCGACCCCTGCCCCCAACACAATACCGAAATCAGACGGCGCGGGCAAACTCGATGGATGGATAACGGGCGGCGCACCTACCGCCACGCAGACCGCCGCACGCATACCCCTTTACAATGCCGCGAAGGGCCTGAACGTCGACGGCATCAGCTTCCCCGCAACGCAGGCGGCAAGCGCCGACGCAAATACTCTTGACGACTACGAGGAAGGCGCAATTACTGTCACAATGACCGTACCTACCAGCGGCACCATCACCATGAAAGCCGCAAATAATACATTGCATTATGATGTCATTGGTGAACGTGTGTTCATCTCCGGCTACGTCGGCGTGGACTCCGTATCCTCCCCCGTTGGGGATTATGTGCTTGTCAGCGGACTACCGTATGCAGGGGCAACTCTTGCAGAGGATTCGGGGAGAAGTGCCAATTCTATTGTAAAGTATGTAAGCACGTTCACCATAATTCCCATGATTTTTACAGGGTCTACAAATTTTGCAATACGCGTGGCCGGCAACACAATAGCGGCCAACGATTATTTCTATATCAGCTTTAATTATGTGAAGGCATAAAGGAGAATTCCATGGAAACTAAATTTGTATGCACGGTTTCTTTCGATGACAACAATAACGCGAGTGTGTTGATCCAGAAGATCATCACGGTCGAGGATGAGGTAATCCGCAAGAATTGGCGCAGGGGGTTTATGAAGGGGGAATCTTTGGGCGAGTCTCTCCCGACCACCTGGGGCGATCTGCCCTGGAGCGATTTCCCCGCCGAAAAGCAGTACATCCTTGCAAAGTGGGCTGAGTAACAACGGCCAGAAGGCCATCGGAGGCATCATGGTAGCATCGCATCCAACAGCCGCGCATGAACAGCGATTCGAAAACATCGAGGGAACGCTGGAAAACCACGACGGACGGCTCCGCACCATCGAGCAATCGGGGGCCGTGCGCGAGGAGAAAATTGCCGCGCTATGGATTGCCGTCGGCAAGATCGAGCGAAGCGTTGAGATGATCCAATCCGCCGTGCAGGACTTGAAGCAGAAGCCTGCGAAACGGTGGGAACAGCTGATCGGCTACATCATCGGCGCACTCGTCGCGGGGGCCGTGGGCTATTTGTTGCGAGGCACCGCGTGAACTCGCAGACCATCGCTCGCAAACTCGGGGAAAGCGGCTGTTACTTCCTTGCCCTCCTCCACCTGGCGAACCGCGATAACGACGCCATCGGCCTCTATAAGCAAGCGGTGACGGCGGGTGTTATGGACGAGGACTGCTACATCAAAGACCCGGCGCGGCTCCTGTCGCTCATATCGGGCGGTAATTGGTCAGTACGCCACGCGCCGGCGACATACGCGACGCTCGGCCACGAGTGGGAAATACTGCGCTACGAACGCAAGACCACCGTCAAGACCTATGCGCATTTCGTAGTAGGCGATGGACGCGGGCAATGCGTCTATGACCCGCTGGATAACGCGCTGACGGTATCGCAGGGGCAACTCGTGAGCAAGCGCATCATAAAGAGGGAAGCATGAGCGCAACCATATTTCAAGAGCAGGACGGCTCCGGCTCGATGCGCCGCACGCTCGGAATCCTCTATGCCGTAGTGTGCTTCGAGCAGTTACAACTCGCCGTGATATTTGACAGCAAGTGGGCGTTTTTCGGCGCGTGCCTGTGCGCGGGCATGGTGCTTGTGCTGATCGGCATGACAACGGTGGAGGGCATCATCGGCCTCGTCAAAGCCGTTAAGGAGAAGTGATGTGGAAAAAATCTATCGTGCTGTTGCTGTTGGCCTGCTTGTCCTGTTGCTCGCTGTCTCCGGCTTTTTCGCAGTCCGCTACGCCCGCGACGTGGGACAGCTTCGATCAGACCTTGACGCAGTTAAAGAGCGAAATCGACAACTTGAGTACGCAGCTACAGAAAGCGCAGGAATCCTTGATGGTATCCATCTTCGACTTGAACACGCTCAAAGTGAAATTGCAGGAGCGACAGACACAATACAGCGCATTAGAATCCTTGTATCTACAATCGAAGCAATCAGCCTTGAACTCCGAAAACAGCCTGCGGTCAGTCCGTAAGGGGCTTGTGGTATCCATCGTGGTAAACGTCGCGCTTGTAGCGGCAACAGCGTTCCTCATTCTGCATTGATCCACGCGCCGCGGCACGATGCAAAAGCGCGGTACAAAGTTACGGTAAATGTGTGCCGTTACCGCAAAAGTGGAACAACTTTTGCGTGCATGGTGTACGCAGGCCGGTACAAAAATAAAGGGGAATCATGCCTAAACACGGCGTTATAATCTCCGATTTGCATTGCGGCCACCGATTCGGCCTTTGCCCGCCGAAACACTGGGAGCGGGAAAGCGATGACCCCGTACAAGAAAAGATACGCCGCTGGCAAATGACGACATGGCGATGGTTCAAAAAGCGGGCGCACGCGATAGGCCACCTTGACCGGCTTGTGCTGAACGGCGACGGATGCGAGGGCGACGGCATAAGAAGCGGGGCCACCGAGCTATGGTCGTCCGATAGGCACGAACAGGCGAAAATGGCAATCGAGTGCATGAAGCAATTTAACTTTGATGAGGCGACGGTGATCGAGGGAACCAACTCGCACACCGGCACCGCCGAGCAATTCGAGGCACCAATAGCCGAGGCGTTTGGCACAAGGCTTCAAGCCCACGCATGGCTTGAGTACGCCGGATGCGTCATCGACTTCAAGCACCATATTGGATCTTCCTCAACCCCCGGTGCGGTTCCCCCCGCCCTCCCGCGTGAAGCCGTGTGGAATCTCATGTGGGCAGAGCGCGAGTTACAACCCCGCGCAACCGTGTTTATCCGTTCGCACCTCCACTCCTATCACGCTGTCATTGAGGACGACTTTACCGCAATTGTGACCCCGGCGCTCCAAGGCTGGACGCGGTACGGCGGCACGCGCATGAGCAAGACCATAAGCTACGGCTTTATTGAGTGGTGGATATCTGACAAGGGGGAATTCACATGGCAGTATCACCGGCTTATCCCCACGTTTGCGGCGGCCAAAGCCGAAGCCATATAGACATGGGAGGCACCATGGAAGAACTTGCCACGCTGTTTTCCAAGCGCATGACCGCGCCACCCAAGGGCAATTCCGGCAACCGCGTGACCCTTACCGCCGATCAGGAGTGGTACTTGTGGAGCCTCTATGACCATTGCACACAGCGCGAGCTATCCTCCGACCTGCATATCGGCAAGGACAAGGTGAAGGAACACCATGACCGGCTGGCCGCGCAGGGCGGACCAAAGGGCGCAAAACCCGCATGGGTGAAGTAGCATGGACATAACCGGCGAAAAGCTGCGCTTCGACCTCCTGCCGTGGGACGCGTTGGAGGAAGTCGTCCGGCTACTCATGGCGCAGGCGAAAGCCCATGGCGACACCCCGGGCGCGAAGGGTTGGGAAAAGATACCGCCTGACATCGCCCTGCCCGCCTATCAGGGAGCCATAGCGCGGCATACTTCCAGGATGATGCAAGGAAAGGCCGTGGATGAGTCAGGCTTTGCGGTGGAAACCTGTATCGCCGCCGATGCGCTCATTGCGCTGAGCTTGCGGCTGTCAGGAAAGTAGCGCGTACTCCTGACACCCGGCAGGGTATAAACGAAAACTATACCTTGCAGGGGAAAATAACCGTTTTCCCGCCGCCGTAAGCGTTTCAGTCGGTGACAATGCGTAACCGAGTGACTTTGCAATTATTTTTATTTTGCCACTTGACAACGCGGGATATAGTAGTATGATAGGGTATGGCTTGATTCTTGGAAGGCTGCACCCTTGCATGAAACTGAGAGCCGATACTAGACCGCCCGAGGGGAGTGCAGACCCCAAAGGCGGTTTTTTATTTGGAGAAGCCATGACGTATATAGAGTTTTTGGAACACAAGGCTCAATATGGGGCGGATGAAGGGTTTGCCCCAACGTTTTTTCCACATAAGGCTTTTGACTTTCAGCGATGGATTGTTGATTGGTCGGTACGTCGCGGAAGGTGCGGAAACTTCTACGACTGCGGTCTAGGTAAAACACTAGCCGAGCTTGCATGGGGTCAAAACGTCATCGAGCATACCAATAAGCCAGTCCTATGTATTGCCCCGCTTGCGGTATCGGCGCAGACCGTTCGAGAGGGCGAGAAGTTCGGGATAGACTGCGTACAGTCCCGCGATGGTGTTTTTACTGGAACTAGAGTTATTACCACCAATTACGAGAGATTGCACTATTTCAATCCCGGAGACTTTGGCGGCGTGATATGTGACGAATCAAGCGCAATAAAAGCCTACAACGGGAAGCACCGTGCAGAGGTTACGGAGTTTCTTAGGACGGTAAAATATAGATCACTCTGGACGGCAACCGCCGCCCCGAATGACTACATCGAGCTAGGAACGTCAAGCGAAGCCCTAGGAGAGCTAGGCCAGATGGATATGCTCACGCGCTTTTTCAAGAATGATCAAAATAACTGTTCAATGAAACGTGAACGCGCAAATGGTGGAAAGGCTCAGAATTGGAGATTCAAAGGACACGCCGAGCAAGCGTTCTGGAGGTGGGTTGCTTCATGGGCGCGTGCGGCGCGGCGGCCTTCGGACCTGGGATATGAAGATGGTCAGTTTATCCTTCCACAACTTATCGAAAACGAGCATATAGTAAAATCGACCGAGCCTAATCCTGAAATGCTTTTCAACCTCCCGGCTGCAAACTTCCGAGAGGAACGGATAGAAAGAAGAAAGACCGTAGAAGATCGGTGCGAAAAGGCCGCTTCGTTAGTCAAGAATACAAATGAACCCGCCGTGGTATGGTGTCATCTAAACGATGAAGGAGATTTACTTGAAAAGATGCTTCCCGACTTCGTGCAAGTATCTGGATCGGACAGCGACGACATGAAGGAAGAAACGTATCTAGGGTTTTTAAATGGTTCGATTCGTGGATTGGTAATAAAGCCGCGCATAGGATGCTTTGGCTTGAACTGGCAACATTGTGCCCATACAGTAACATTCGCTAGCCATAGTTATGAACAGTATTACCAGGCCATTCGTAGATTCTGGAGATTCGGACAAAAGAAGCCCGTTACTGTTGATATAGTAATCTCGGAAGGAGAGGGCAGGATACGGGAAAACATGAAGCGAAAAGAACAGGCCGCTAATGTAATGTTTACTAATCTGGTAGCTGAAATGAATAACGCTATCAAGATCAATCGAGGAATAGAGTTTACCAAAGAAGAGGAGATACCATCATGGCTATAATTGATCAAAACATTTCCGATAGATACGCGCTTTATAATGGAGATTGCCTAGAAGTAATCCCCAAGATGCGCGACAATTCCATTCACCTATCCGTATACTCTCCGCCATTCGTAGGGTTGTATCACTATTCCAGCAGCGAAAGGGACTTTTCAAATTGCCGTGACTATCAAGAGTTTTTTGAAATGTACGAGTTCCTCATAAAAGAATTGTACCGGGTAACGCTTCCCGGAAGGATGACGTGTGTGCATTGCATGGATGTACCGTCAAGCAATAACGGGAAAAATGATTACCTCCTCGACTTCCCTGGCGACATTATCCGACTCCATGACAAACTCGGATTCAAGTACGTCGCCCGCTATCACGTATGGAAAGAGCCATTGACGGTACGCAATAGGACAATGACGAAAAGCCTCGCTCATCAAACCATAGTCAATGATTCGTCAAGATGTACGGTAGCAAGTGCCGATTATCTGCTTGTTTTTAGAAAAAAGGGCGAGAATACAATTCCTATCACTCACCCCGAAGGATTGACAAGATACGCCGGGGAAAGGGAAATGCCCGAAGATGTAAAGGCATACCAGGGATGGACAGGAAAGCAGATTGAAAACAGGTTTTCACATTGGATATGGAGGCAGTACGCTTCCGCATTTTGGGACGATGTACGCCTTGATCGTGTCCTACCATTCAAGCCAGCCCGTGATGCAGAAGATGAAAAGCACGTTCACCCGTTGCAGCTCGATGTAATCGAAAGAGCCGTTACACTTTGGAGCAATCCCGACGAAAAGGTACTTACTCCATTCATGGGAGTAGGATCTGAAGTTTATGGTGCGGTGATAAATGGTAGGAAGGGAATCGGAATAGAATTAAAGCCTTCCTATTATCACCAGGCCGTCAAGAATCTGGCCGAGGCCGGAGTAAGCGAATCACAGATTGAACTATGGGCGGAATTACAAAATAACACCGTCGAATCAGAAATACTTGACGATTCTGAAGATGGAGACAATAAAGAATGACTGTTTACATTGCCGGCCCGGTGTCCGGTATGCCGCGTAACAATCTTCCCGCGTTTCGTGGTGTGGCAGACTTGCTAGCGCAGCACGGCATTGATTTTGTTATCCCGCACGATATCTATACTTCGAGTGCGTCGCCGTGTCCCGCTATAATATGGGTAGAGGCAATGCTAAAATGTATTCCTGAACTTGAAAGGTGCGATGCTGTATTATTCCTTGCTGGATGGGAAATGTCGGCGGGATGTCGGCGCGAAATGCAAATTGCGATAGCTAACAAAATAAAGATATTTACACTTGACGGCATTGAAAAGCTGATAAATAATAATGGCAGGAGGCTTGCATGATCTTCCTTCTCAACGCGCTTGCCCTGCCTGCGTGGATCGGGGGGAATGTATGACCGCCCGCATCCGCGTTGTTGTGCCGGAGAGCGCAGTCGTCAGGGCCGTGCTGGACTATCTCGCTGTCCGGCAGATCGTCGCATGGCGGAATAACACTACCGGCGTATACGACCCTACCGCAAAACGCTTCCGCACGAACGCAGGGCGCAACGGCATTGCCGACATTCTCGGCGTGCTACCCGGCGGACGCTTCCTTGCCATTGAGTGCAAGGCCGAACGCGGCAAACTATCTCCCGCACAAGTGGAATTTCAGCGCGACATCGTACAGCAGGGCGGACTGCATATCGTCGCGTATCGAGTGGATGACGTGATCGAAGTTTTGGAAATGGAGGGTATTTGAATGGCAACATCGACAGACGGCGGCAAGAAGAAAAAGCACGTGTCGAAGTATAGCGATGCAATTCGCACGCGCAACAAAAAGCGAAACGCTGAAAAGATGAAAAATCATCTTGAAAAGGCGGCGGCGCGCAAGATGCGAAACCACCCCGAGAAAGTTTCATGAAGTACAAAAATCTATGTTCGCCTTTGCAGACTATCCGCGCCCATTGCCTGTCCTGTTCCGACACGGCGCACGAGGTTGAGCTTTGCCCTTGCGAGAAGCAATGCAAGCTATGGCCGTATCGCTTTGGGACAGATCCCCGCAGGGAGAAACGCGTTCTCTCCGACGAACAGAGGGCGAAACTACGCGAACAGCTGACGCGTGGAAAAACAACGGCAATTAACGGCGAGAAAATCCAGCAATCGGCTATGGCGAGGCAATAAGGAGTATCTATGGGCAATCATTCGATGAAGAACAAGAAGCCGGGATGCGTGTTGTCAATCGACCCGGTGTTTTTGGCGAACGAGTACATCAAGCGCACTGTCGCGGGGAAAAAGTACCGCGTGCTGATGAAGCGGTACGAAGGCAATTGTGAGCCGAACAGCGTCAACCGACATGGGCGACTCGCTGCACGTTCCCGATTCAGATCCATGTACGGGCGACACACTACCGCGCTTGTCAAGAAGCACCTGAGAAGCAATATCCCCATGGATACAGCTTTCAAGCTCGCCATGGATGAGCTATTCGCGGGGCGCGTCATCGACCACAAGCAGGCCATGAAGTTATACAAGGCGCTGAAAGAAAAGCGGCCTGCGTAGCTTTTAGGACGCATGGCAGCGGCTTACCGCGTGTCACGCCGGATCATGACCGGAGCGCCCCATTTGCGGGGGAAGGCTGGCAGGTAGGTGCCTGCGAACTCCCGCGATTTTATCGGAGGTGGATATGGTTAACGCATTTTGGCTTTATCCCATCGCGGTGCTTGCCGCAATCGTCGGCTACGCATTCCACGCGCTGATGTGCTGCGCGAAAGACCCCGACCCCATGCACGACGAGAGCCACGCAAAAACACGGTATGAGTGCGCCGAGTGCAAGCCGACGGACGGCGTGTACAACTGCGCGGAATGCAGGAAGCAGGGAGGCAATACATGAGTGAAGAGTTTACCGAATTTTCAAAGATTGCGCGGCTTTCGCGCACAATGACAATCACCGAGAAAATAGACGGCACAAACGCGCAGATTTACATCGAGGAACTAGAGGGTTTTGCTGAAACCGACCCTTTTTGCATCGCCCAATCTGACGGACTTGCAATGTTCGCTGGTTCCCGCACGAGGTGGATCACTCCAGATGCTGACAATTTTGGCTTTGCTCGATGGGCGAAGGAACACGCCGAGGAGCTTTTTATACTTGGCCCCGGACGCCATTTTGGAGAGTGGTGGGGTGCAGGAATTCAGCGCAAATATGGGCAGACTGAAAAGCATTGGAGCCTTTTTAATACTTTCAAATGGCTGGAAAACTTCGATAACGAAAAGCCCGTTTGTCCGGCGTGTTGCCGCGTTGTGCCGCTTCTTTATCGTGGAGATTTTGATACTGCCATGATCCGCGAAATAATGATGAAACTATTGGATCATGGCTCTTTTGCTGCGCCGTTCATGGACCCCGAGGGCGTGGTTATCTACCACGAGGCGGCGGGGACAATGTTCAAAAAAACATTCAAGGGCGACGAAGGGAAATGGCATGGAGGCAATACATGAGCTTTCTTGAAACTGCATCAAAGCGCCTTTATGAGCCGGAAGTCATCCCCGATCTGCCGCCAGCCCAGGATACTCTCGCGCAGAAGTTCGTGGCTTGGAAAGCGGACAACCCCGATGCTATCGACGCGGTGAGCAACAGGGCATGGGAGCTTGTCAACGCGGGCGAAAAGTACCTGTCCATGCGGGATATCGTGGGCGACCTACGCAAGCGCGGCATAAACATAAACAACAGCTTCACCGCGTTCCTGGCCGACGATCTTATCGCAGACCAGCCGCTATTCATCCTGTACTTCCACCGCCGAGCGCGGGCCAAGGGCAAGATGAAGCGAGTCTATGCGTGACGCTATGAGCGCGGGAACAGTTCGGGATGATGCTCCCGCGTGTACAAGATCGTACACCGCCGAATGTATGCCGCCGGTTCAAGACCCTCTGCCCGCGCCGCTTCTTCAATCAGCCTGTCCGTTTCTTTATCAAAACGAACGCTTCTCGGTTTCATTGCTTCCATATCATAGATTCTAACGGATAAAAAAAAGAGTGTCAAATGCTATAAAAGATTCTTTTGTCTATTGACGTGCATCCAAAGGTGCTTTATTATGGGTTATGAGGGGAGGAAAGAATCGTATGAATAAGTTTTTGACAAGGAAAGAAGTTGCCTTCCGCCTTCGCGTTACACCCGAAACGGTGTCCGATTGGGTAAAGGCAGGAAAGCTCGAAGCCAAGCGCATTGGGAAAAAGCTGTTAATTCCCGAAAGCGCAGTCAAGGAGGCTGTGAAATGACCGTAAAAACCGAAGCGGCGTTTGAGGCCGCGACACTCGTTCAGCTGTTCGCCGAGGGCGGGCTGAAAATTCTTCGCAACGCATTGACGTGCGACCTTCCGCCCGACACCGCGCTTGTCTGTGTGGCAAGCGTCGCAATCGAAAAAAGCACAAGAAAAATGCTTCCGCCAGAACGCATCCAGCAGATCGCCGACCCACTCATGGACAGGCCGGAGGTCAGGGTCAGGCTCAGGAAGGCGGGGTACAGCGTGACGATCCGCACGGAAGCGGAATTTTCTTACATGGGAGGCGCGGCATGAAGATAACAAAGAAGCACATCGCGGAAGTCATCAAGAACGGCAACTGGATCATCAGGGCCGACGACAATGGCAAAAGCGTCAGTAGCGACGCGCACGGCTTTCGGTGGCAACCGTTGGGCGTGTGGACTGTCGCGCCCGACTGGAACGAAAAAGCGGAGTGCGGCGGCGGGTTGCACGGACAAGACAAAGACCACGGCGGCACGATCATGGGAACGCGGCTTGTGTTCTGCGAAACACGCGGCCCGCACATTGCCATAGACGGTGAAAAGGTCAAGGTGCGGGAAGCGCGGATACTGATGATAAACGCACTGCCCGACGGCCTGACGGTTGGCGGCTGGCTCGACCTTGCGGGATGCACCGGCATCACGGCACTGCCCGACGGCCTGACGGTTGGCGGCTCGCTCGACCTGCGCGGCACCGGCATCACGGCACTGCCCGAAAACATCCATAGCATGGTCAAGGGCAACATATACGGAGGCGCGGCATGAAGCTGTACGATTGGGACGTGGATGTGATCGTCCGCGAGCGCGGCAAAACTTCCCATACCGAAAAAATAAGGGTGCAGTCTGGCTGCGCGGTGGGCGCAAAAATGGCCGCAGAAAACAAGCGCGGGGAATGGCCGTTTGAGGGACAAGTCATCGCATTCACGGCCCGGCGCGGTGCGTTCGTCAAAGAGGTTGCCATATGACTGGCTGGATATCGACGATGCCCACGCTCCCCGACAGGGACATGGAGCCGCCGGAGTGCAACATGGTGGAGCGCGATGACATGGATTTCGGATCGCCCGACGACGATACCGAAGATTTAGAAACTGACCGCCTATGGGCAAAGGAACACGCATGAGCGAAGCACTGTACGATATCGCGGAACGTTACCGCGAAGTCATGGAGATTGAGGGCGACGATCCCGACATGATGGCCGCACGACAGGCGGCGCTCGATGAAATAGGGGAAGCGTTTGACGTGAAAGCGGAGAACATCATCCGCTACGTTCGCAACCTTGAGTCAAGCGCCGAAGCGATCCGCGCCGAGGAAAAACACCTGGCCGACCGCCGCCGCGCCGTGGAGAACAAGGGAGAATGGTTGCGCCGCTATCTTTCCGACTCCATGAAGCGCATGAGCATGACCAGCGTCAAGGCGGGGATCTTTGAAGCAAAGTTCAAACTCAATCCACCCGCCGTCAAGATAGTCGATCAGAACGTCATCCCTCAGATATTTTTCATCCCGCAAGAGCCAAAACTTTCCCTTTCAGCGATCAAGGACGCGATCAAGGCGGGGCAGGTTGTCCCAGGCGCAGAGTTACAGCAGGGCGAATCCCTGCTTATAAGGTAGGGCGATATGACATCATCGAATGATCTGGACAAGATTGCTCCGGCTCTTGCCGCTTTTCAAAGCGAAGTGAGCAACCCCAAAAAAACCGCCGATAATCCCTTCTTCAAATCGAAGTATGCCGACCTTGACGAGATTATCAACACGGTACGGCCTACCCTTTCAGCGCACGGGCTATTTGTTATCCAGTCACCGGAAGGCGAAGGGAGCGCGGCAAAGGTGACTACTCGCATCATGCACACATCAGGCCAATGGCTCGAGGGGACAATTTCCCTCACGGCTGTCAAGGCCGACCCGCAAGGCATGGGAAGCGCAATAACCTATGCCCGCCGTTATTCTCTTGCCGCCTTTCTTGGCCTCGCCCAGGATGATGACGATGGAAACAGCGCAAGCGGAAAAACAACGGCTAGGGAACCGACCAAGCCATCGACCAAGCCCGCCTTATCCCCGCAAGCCCCAATCGGTAAGACACTGGAGGACGGCATGAAACAGAGGTGCGGCGATATCGTAAAGGCGCTCGGCCTGGACAAGGCAACATCGGCGGCGATCCTCATGGCGCACTGCGGGAAGCAACAGGCCGTGGACGGAAAGAACCACTGGATCGGCGTGGACTGGGCGGGAGTGCTTGCTGAGCTTACCAATCGCCAGCGCATGACACAGCCCGCCATGGATGCTGACACCGAGGCGCAGATTTCGCGGGCGTTTGACGGAGTTCCCGCATGATCGAGTTTCGCGGAGCCATTCGGTCTACAACGCCGTTCACTGTTGACGCGCCTTTCGAGGTGCGCGGACTGCTTGCGGCGTTTGCCGAGCGATACGATACGGCAACGATCCGCGTCATGCCCGTCCGCAAGGCAAGGACAACCGGCGAGCGTAGCCAATCGCACCACTTCAACGGCCACATCCAGACTATCGCCATGGAAACCGGCAACGACTTTCAGGCAATCAAGGAAGTGGCAAAGATGCGAGCCGTGTCCATGGGCTACCCATTTAAAAGCTATCGCGGAATCACCATCCCGCAGTCAGAGGCCGATGCGTCAACGGTCGAATGCGCGTTGCTCATTGACGCAGTACACCTGCTCGCCGCCGAGGAAGGCATTTCCCTGGTCGAATATGACTGACCGCGACCTGTCCACCATGGACGACACGCGGGAGATCGTGTACGCCCGCGCAGGATATCGGTGCGAAATATGCGGAGCGCCGCTGACCCTTGTCGCGCATCCACAGCTCGCGCACCGCATCCCGAAGAACACGCGCAACCTCGCCCGATACGGCAAGCGCGTTATAAACCACCCGATGAACCTTGCCGCCACCTGCTCACTGAAATGCAACGGCAAGGCTGATATCCGCAATCATCCGGTACTTATCGCCGCGCTTGTCGCACAGATCCGCACGGCGCTACAGGAGGAATCATGACCAGTCGCATGGAATGGCGGGCCGCAGTCGCCCGGAAGTGGTACTACGATCACCGCGACACGCTCGCGGTTGGCATTGCAATCGCCATTGGTGCGCCGGTGGTGCTGATCCTGGCGAAGGTGCTGTACGTCGCGCTGTGGGTTGTCTACATGGGGAGGGGCAAATGAAAGTCTACATCCTGACCGAAGCCGAGGTTGAGCAGATTAAAGAGGCACTTCCAATGGCAACAATTGGAGATAAGCCATGCCCGTGTACTACGTGTACACATAACCGCGCACTTCTTGCCCTCCTCGTTCCGACCGAAGTGCCGCAGAGCGATGAGGAGCTGGTGGAAACTTTGCGCCATGGCGGTTATGGGTTCATGTCTAACGATCCTGACGATTACGGGCCAAATGGTGATGACTACTTTTTTACACTTTCCATTTCCCAAGCCGCCGCCCTGATCCACGAGGCGCGTCGAGTGCCGGAGAGCGATGAGGAGTTGGGGAACGTTTTGGAAGGCATTTTTAATGTAGAACCAGACCTAAAGCCCAAGGCACGTCAAGAGGCCGCCGCTCTGATCCACGAGGCGCGGAAGATACCGATGGCGATGCTAAATGAGCTTTTGGGATATCAATGGCCTATGGGGGAACCCGTAGAATATTTACAGAACATTTTCACCGTCGCCGCCAAGTACGGGCGCGAGATAGGAGGATGAGCATGCGGGACTATAAGGTTGGTGAAATTGTATCCGGGCATTTTTGTATAAATTGTCTGCAATATGTAAATAAAGCAGAAGCAAGTCCTGAAAATCCTTACAAAACCGATTGGTGTATTTGTTGTGGGCATAGAGCCAATGGGCTGACCTCAACGGCTTTGGTTGGCGAGTGGTTTATTTTAGGTAAAACAAAAGCCAAGGAGGACTGAGATGGAAAGCACAAGGGAATTCGCAATTATGGCATGGTCTATGGAAGTTGGCGAGCTTATTAAAGCCATTGCCTCCCGCGATGTCTCCATCCGCGCCGACGAAGCGCAGAAGTCAGCCAATAGAATGTGTGCAATATGTTTGGCTAAGCCAAGTGATGGTCAGTGTGTAGTTATTGATAGTTGTACGGCATATCTCGCCATCACGCAGGGCGCAGGGAAAGGAGAGCAAGAATGAAAGAATTTAACGAGGACATGTTTATTGTGATCAACAAAAAGCGATTTCAAGAAATTGCATTTATTGATGGGTACTTAAATTTTCATGATGATCCGGTTGTACAAAAGTTCTACACGGCTCTTTGTGATCTTGCAAAATCTTATCTGTTACTAACCGGATTCAGAATGGATCAAAAGTATATTGTCTGCAATCAAGATGAACCCTACGCCGAACAGGTGAAGGCTATTATTCTAGGCCAACCCGATCCTCGTGACGCGCTGATCGAGCAGGCGCGAGAGGCACTAAGTGCCATTTCAAAGTATGGGTTTTTTATCTCAAAAGGCATGGGTGAAAAGGCCACAAAAGAAGAGGGCGAGCTAACTAAAAAGATTCACAAAGCCCTCGCCGCATTGGAGGCCATGAGATGAGTGAATTTACAATACTTAGCGCAGAAATAGTGGGCGGTGTTGAAGGACCATCATTTAATTTTTTTAGCTATGAAAATAGCCAAAAGGACAGCGGAGTTGGAAGCCGAATTCATGGCCCAAAAGCATGGGGTGGCGGCAGGACTCTTTATAGTTGTGATATAGGAAAAAATCAGGCCGAGCAAATACTCGAAGAAATATATCGCGTATACCCAGACGCTATACCCAAAAGAGATACAAGGCCAATCAATCCCGAACTCCTCGCCCTCCGCGAACAGGTTGAGAAACAGCGGTGGATCAGCGTCAAGGAACGGTTGCCGGAAGATGGCGTTCAGGTATTGGTTTGCGATTCAGAGACAAGCCCTTGCATTGGGTGGTACAGAAAAGAACAAGACCAATTCTTCGGTTGGGACAATGATCTGTTCCCCACCCACTGGATGCCGTTGCCTGAACCGCTTCAGATCGGGCAAGGAGAAGCAGGATGAAGTATCGAATGGCCGATAATGAGGTATGCAAAAATACAAAATGCCTCTATTACGATATAAATTTCGAGCAACACTGTGCTGGGGATATTGACGATGGAACTGCGGCTGAACAATGCCAGAAATGGAATAATCAAAAGCCACCCATGACGCAGATTGAAGAAGATAAAAAATTACTTCGTATTTACTGCAACGCCCCTCATATATTTGGGAAAGATAAGCAAAGCATAAACAACCTAGCTGATGCGTGTTTTAATGTTCTCCGCGCCCTCGCCACGGCAGATCAGGAACGGGATGCCGCGCTACAAGAGGCAGGGGATGAAAGCGAACACGCTGCCGAACACATGGAAGCCATGCAAGATGCAAGGAAAGAGCTTGCAGAATACAAGCGTAAAGCCATGCACGACGCTTGCCCTGAATGCACTGGAATGAAAGCCGCCGAGGCCCGCATCAAGAAACTGGAAGAGGTGATCCTCGCGCTCAAGATTGCGGGGAATGGCCTTGATAGTTTTCCCTATACCGCAGCCCATGCTCGATGGTGCAAGGCGTGCGCCGACGCACGCGAAGTGACAGAAAAAAGCGTCTACAACCCTGTAGACGACCGCGATGCGGGTACTGCAAATGGCTGACAAGTGCTATCACCCTACCGACACGCGGAGCGCGTTGCCGATCTGGATGCGCCTGTCGCTGTACGCGGGTACGCCGGACGGCCATACCGCGTTTACCGCCGCCGATGGATGCCACTATTCCAGCCCCGCACACAAGCCGGGCGAAGTATCCGCGTCCGCATGGGCGAGAGCGCACGGCGTCGAAGGTGCGATGGTGCGCGAATGTGCCCATAGCGCCGCGCTAAAGCACACGGCCTACTGTTATCCCCCCGAACTGCTCGCCGACGCAGTTTCCCGGCACGGCCCCGCCTCAGCGTTGATATCCCGCGCCAAGGCTCGCAAGGAATACGGCGTATACTTGCCCACCCCCGCATGGCGAAGCGGCCATGTGTTGTATTACGACCCCGCAGAATGTGCCGCGCTCCTGGACAAGCTCCACGCGGGACGCAAGGCGAACGAGGCGGCGAAGGCCAAAGCACGCGCCGAACGCTCCCGGAAGTGGAAGGCGGCGCACTACAAGGGGCAGCACCGCATCAGGGATCTTCCTGTCGGCATCAGTCGGCACGGTAACAAGTTCAAGGCATCGATTTACGGCGCGGCGGGCAAGCGGCAAATCTACTGCGGACTGCACGCGACGATGCAGGCGGCCATACTCGCACAGGACAAGGTGCGCGGGTTGCTCGGAATCAAAAAGGAGAAGGCGGCATGAGGGACATTAACAGCGTGGTATTGGTAGGACGGCTTACGCGGGATTCGGTGCTGAAATACACGGCGGGCGGCATGGCTATTGCGGCGTTTTCTATCGCAGTAAATCGCTCGGTAAAATCCGGCAACGAGTGGAAGGACGAGGCCAGCTTTTTCGACGTGGCATTTTTCGGCAAGGGTGCGGAGGCCGTGAATCGCTACCTCACGAAAGGCCAGCAAGTCGGCGTGGAAGGCGAACTGCGCCAGGATCGGTGGGAACAGGACGGGCAGGCGCGAAGCAAGGTTATCGTCAATGCCAGCAACGTGCGGCTGCTTGGTGGCAAGGCGGAACACGCCCCGCAAGTCGCGCAAACTGGCGAAACGTTCGACCAAGATATCCCATTTTAATATCAAAATGAACATAACTACTTGTAGTATTGTTAAAATTTCGCTATACTCTTACCTGTCGAAAGGGCTGGTTACCCCTCGGCTCCCCACTGGTAAGAGTGGGCGAATGTGTTTTTTTGAGCGTTCATTGTGGCGCGGGCTTACCCCTGCAAAAAAAGGATTAACCGTCCTTGCCACAAGGGGCGCTCTTTTTTTGCTTTTGTCGGGACGACAATGGCGGGAGATTGGTATGGTTAATAAAAAATGCAGGCGATGTGGAATGTTGTTGCCTATTAGTGAGTTTTACACTCATAAAAAAATGGCAGATAGGCATTTGAATTTTTGTAAAAACTGCGTTAAAAACAGAATTCAGCTATACAGACAAGAAAATATAGAAAAAATAAGAGAATACGACAGACAGCGCGGAAGGACAGCCGAACATATTCAAAAAAACATTGCTTATGCTGAAAAATTAAAGACAGAATATCCACAAAAATACAAAGAAATGGAAAAGAAGCGAAGCGATAACTACATACAGCAACATCCAGACAGACGCCAGGCCCATATGATGGTTTATGCAAAAATACGCAATAAGAATATTGTTAAAAAGCCATGTGAAGTTTGCGGAACTACAAGAAAAATAGAAGCCCATCACGACGATTATGCAAAACCCCTTGAAATAAGATGGCTTTGTAAAAAGCACCATATGGAACTTCATCGAGCATTAAACGATCAAAGAAGAGTATTAAAGCGCGAGATGCAGGAGGCCAACTAATGGCAACACAGCGGTATATTTCCACGAGTTTTTGGGATGATGAGTGGATTCAAACGCTCGATCCATCGGAAAAACTGCTTTACCTCTACTTGATGACGAATCCACTCACCAATATTGCTGGAGTCTACAAAATTACCGTGCGCCGGATGTGCTTTGATACTGGATTCAACGCCGATACGGTAGGGCATATTTTAGGCAAGTTCGAGAAGGTAGGGAAAGCATATCTGCACGATGAATACATCGTATTACCTTCATGGCCCCAGCACCAAAAAGCAGATACAAGATCAAAGATAAAAGAGGGTATAGATGCCATCATAAAGACTCTACCAGATGATATGGTTACCTATATGGTATCGATAGGATATAGATACCATATCAAAGGATATACATACCCTCCGAACTATTCTGATATTGATTCTGATTCTGAATCTAAGTCTGAAACTGATTCTAAAGATACGCCGCAAGCGGCCACAATCGAACCGTTTGCCGTCGCAGTCCCTGAAAAAGACCCGCTGTACGACAGCATCAAGGCCGCGTTTGAAAAAGTGCACGGCGATTTCTCCAACTACGCGAAGGAGGGGCAAGCGATAAAGCGCATCATCAAACTGACGAAGGGCGACAAGGTAGCGATCGAGGCGATGATAAAAACGTTCTTCACTCTGCGCCGGAAGAATGACATCTACTGGTCAAGGATGCCGTTTACACCTTCCCGACTCTCCTCCAGCGGCGTATGGGACGGCGTGCTAGAGGAGGCGCGGCGCACGCTTGCGGCGAAGGATACCGCGTGGATCGAGCAGATGGAGCGCGAGGCGGTGACGGCATGACGGCCAAAGAGTTCGTCGCATGGGCGCAGGGCTACTACGGCCCCTACCCCGAAGGCCAGAAGCGCGACATAGGGGACTACCTGTGCAACCTGTCGCCAGCCTACCGCGACGCGCTCAAGGCGACGCTGCTTAAACGCTACTCTGCGAAATGGGGCCACGCGCCAGATATTGCGATCTTCGAGGAGGTGCGACGCGAGGCGCTAGACAGCACGAAGTACGATGTTCCGCAGATCACGGACGCACGGCCAGACGCGACGCCCGATGAAGTGGCCGCGACAATGCAAGAGATACGCAGACTTTTCGACACGCGCCAGGTGCGCGAAGGAGCAAGGGGATGAGCGAGGTTGAACAAAAGAAAAAGCGGGGCGGCATTGGCAAAACAAAGCCATGTAATATCTGTATTTGCCAGTCATGCGCGGAACTGCCGGAATTCGATGTACTGGCAGAATTCAGGGAACATTTGCAGGCAATCCACGGCATTGACCTGAAAACTACGCCATTTGAACGCACTATGCTTTTGCACATGGATGCGGACAAATGGTATGAATCGCAATATCAGTGGACAGAACAAAAGGAAAACGGTATTAGGTTTCAGCAACTTGTCAGGCAGATGCGCAAAAAAGGAGACTATCTATGAGCATAAAACACGCGATTGAGGCAGGCGGGACATGGCGTGGTGGTACACCATTGGTTGACCAGCTCAAGGAAGCGGAAAGGGCTATCGCTGAACAAGCCGCATGGATTCAGCGGGCGTTGCCGTGGTTGGAGGCGTATGCCGAAACCATGCGCGACAGTACGCAAGAATGGGACAAAAACAACACCGTGCACCTCGATGCGCTCATCAAGGAGGCGACGGAATGAAGGTTTATTTTTTTACCGAAGAGCAGGGAACACAGATATGTGAGGCGTTGGAAAACGCTAAAGAATATGCAATAACAGATGAACCAAATATGTACTTCTGCGACAATAGCAATGAAATAAAAAAATATAATACTGCTCTTTCACTCCTTGTCCCTATTGTAGTGCCTGATAACACCGAGGAAATTGCAAGAGCTATTGAAGCGGCAATTAAGAAGGCGATAGAAAATGGTGGCCGTCCTAAAATAGGGGTTTCTAATCTTTGTTATCGTGAATTTGCTGGCGAGCCAGAAGGGGAAATCCCCATTATAACCATACATCCCCTAGGTTAAATAGCGTTCCGACAGGGAACACGCGTTACGCTCTTGTATTTCTAGCCGCGTGACATTATACTAATCCCAACGTGCCACACGCACGGCAAACCGTCCTACCACGGTCGAGAGAATCGACGGGTACGGGCGGCTTTTTTATGCCCGCACATCATCCTGGCGCAGGGGGATGCGTGGTCACAGCACAATCGCTTTATGATGCGTATTGCAGGGGATCGGAGTGCAGGGACGCTCTATGGCTGGCGATAAGCTCGGAGGTTGCTTGTACGCTAAGCCATCTATTGCACAAGACAGGGGCCGTAGTGCCATGCCAAGAGCGCGACGACCTTATCACAGACTCGGTACTTGTCCTTATGGCGCGGCTAGACCGCAGGGAACCAATCCAGCGCATAGGCGGCGTGATCTACTACGCGACGAGCAACCGGCTACGAAGTAGGAAGTTCCGCTATGCCAAGCTCAAGGAGGAGGTGCTATACAGCCAGGCTATCGGCGCGGAACGGCACGAGATTGAAACATTCATCAAGGGCGACTGCGACCCCGACGAGTGCGAATAGCTACTGACTAAGTTATATATATATGCCGCAAACCTGTTCAATCTGCAAACACCCCAAGCGCGACGCAATTGAGCAGGCGATACGGGCTGGCGATTCGTTACGGAACATCGCGGAACAGTTTGGAACAAAGTATCAGGCGGTGAACAGGCATAAACCGCACATGGTTTCCGAAGTAGCGACCTTGGCCCCCGCCGTCATCCAGGCCAAGCAATCGAAGGCCGCCGACATCGTTGACGAGCTGTACGACCTAAAGACTACGCTCGGCAGCGCACTAGGCACGGCGGTTGAGTCAGGCAACATCATCGCTATTGCGGCAATGAGCAGGGAACTACGCGGCGTTATGGACAGCCTGATCAAGATTGCCATAGCGCAGAAGGAAATAGAAGCGCAGAAGCACAAAGAGATCAGCGACGAGCTGGAAGCGTGGCTACAGGAGATAATTGCATGAGCAGGGAATCCTTAGTAACAAACGCAACAGGAGAAATTTATCGCATTGTTTGGAGCGATGCCTGCATACCCGTCAAGGTTAACCCCAATAAACACAAGGCATACAAAGTGAAGTATACGATGCTCCCGCCAGTGTTGGTTGATTTAACCGAAGGGGATCTTGAAGAGGCATTTAAGTATGGCACAAAGCTAAACGAGGCACAGCATGACCGAACTTGAAACATTCCGCGTTCTGTTCGCTGAAATATGCCGTCGCGTGAACGCACGGCGGGACTTTCTGGTATTCCACGCCCCCACAACAGCAATAGAAATGCTCAGGAAGCGCATCTGCCCTACGCCGCTTGAACTGTTCTGGGGCAAAACGCATTGACCCGCCTCGAAGCCCACGCAGGCTACCGCCGCATTTTGGCGCAGGCCGAGAAGGACGGTACGAAGCGCGACATGGCGCGGAAGCTGTGCAAGAGCGATCCGTTCTTCCGGCTTGTGTATGTGCTGTCCATCGTACCCCGCGAGATTGTGGACAACGATTGGGTATACGACAGGACGCGTGAGGTACAGCGCGAGCCATGGGGATACGCCGATCTATGGTTCCGCGAAGGGTTCAAGAGTACCGTCATTACGCAGAACGGCATGATCGGGGATATTCTCAACGACCCCGAAGGGACAACCTGCCTATTCTCGTTTACGAAGCCGAATGCTAAAAAGCTCATGGGGCCGGTAACGCACGAACTTGAAAGCAATGAACACCTGAAAGAGCTATTTTCCGACATACTCTACCAAGACCCGCGCAAGGAATCATCGAAATGGACGCAGGACGAGGGGATTGTATGCAAGCGCAGATATAACCCAAAAGAGCCTACTGCCATGTGTTCAGGGCTAACGGACGGCCAGCCCACAGGTATGCACTTCAAGTACCGGCGCTATGATGATGTGGAAACCATTGAAACCGTGCGGACGCCCGATGGATTGCAGAAGTGTGAAGACGCGCTCAAGATGAGCTACAACCTGGGCATTACGGGAATTGGCAAGCAGTCAATGGTGGGGACGATCTACACCTACAACGACATACACTTGCGGGCAATAAAAGACGGTACATTCAAGCCGCGCATCTATCCCGCGACGAAGGACGGCACCCTGCTGGGCGAGCCGTGGATATGGACACGCGAGCAGCTTGCGCAGAAGGTCAGAGCCATGGGGCCGTACATCTCCTCCTGCCAGCTATTCCTGAATCCGGTAGCCGAGGGCAATCAATCGCTCTTGCGCGAATGGTTGCGCTACTGGAAGGCCGACCGCATGACAGGGTTGAACTTCTACATCCTCGTTGATCCTGCCAGCGAGAAGAAAGAGGGAAGCGACTACAGCGTGTTTATCGTCGTCGGCATGGGAAGCGATAAAAACTACTATGTCACCCGCATCGTGCGCGACCGCCTGAATCTACAGGAACGCGCCAATGTGCTATTCAAGCTCCACCAGGAGTACAAGCCTGTCGCCGTGGGCTATGAGAAGTACGGTATGCAGGCCGATATCCAGTACATGATGGAGCGCATGGATAGGCAGAACTACCGCTTTTCCATCACCCCGCTTGCGGGAACCATGCCCAAGAACGACCGCATCAAGCGCCTTGTCCCGGCATTGAGTGAGGGGCGAGTCTACATCCCTGAAGCGATGCCCTACGAGCAGTACGACCGCAAAGTGGTGGATCTGTCGCAGGTATTCGTCAATGACGAGTTCCTTGCGTTCCCATACTCCGAGCATGACGATATGCTCGATGCACTTTCCCGCATCATGGACGACACACTAGGCGCGACCTTCCCGCAAGGCGATCCTATCGACGTATTCAAGATAAACGCACCCCGCGAAGAAACATACGATATTTTATGGAGTGGGCTAAGGTAGGTGACTAAGTAATATATATAGGGCCACAAGACCGCCGCGAGGTGGTCGGACCACGGTAGATCGTCGTGACGACGAACAGAGGACAGCATGGAGATCAAAGCGACCGAACCAGCCACCGCAGACCCCGCGCAGGATTCTTCGGTAATCGACCTGTACCTATCGGCAGCGCCCGCGATGAAAAGCAAGGCGCGAAAGGCCATAGGCGCACGGAACGACGACGACGCCATTGTGAAGATGAACCAGGACGGCGCGGCGGCGGGAACGGTTCGCTCGATCCTTGCCGAGCAGGACACCGTCCTCACCTCTGGCGACACCACTACCCCGATTGAGGATGTGATGTACCCGAGGCGCAAGTAATGTTGGATACCCGCGACATTTTTGAACGCTTTGGCTTCATGAAAGAGGATAGGCAAAAATGGGAGCCGTATTGGAAAGACATAAGCAAGGTGATACTTCCCCGCCGTTCATTTTGGGACGATGAGGATTCGGGCGGGAAACAACCCGAAACTAAGCTGTTTGACGCTACCGCACAGGAAAGTTTACAGATACATGCCGACGGAGTTATGGGTTACTCCGTATCACCTTCGTTCAAATTCTTCAAGCTCAAGATGGCTGATGATCAAAAAACCAGATCACCATACGCCGCAGACTGGCTTGAGGAAGTAGAAAACCCCATCTATTCAGAGTTCAATCGGTCAGATTTTTATGGTGAATATAATCAGTTCCTTGTTGATTATTCAGGATTTGGTACTGGTTGCTTATTTGTTGAAGATAACGAGGAAGAAGAAAAGACAATATTCTCATGCAGGCACTTAAAAGAGATATACATTGCCGAAAACAGATATGGCAAAGTAGACACGGTTTTTAGAAAATTCAAAGTGCCCATTCGCACCATGGTACAGCAATTTGGCAAAGATACCATTTCCACTTCATGGAAAACCATATACGAAAATAACCCATATCAGCGCGTTACTGTGCTTCATTCCGTGCTTCCGCGAGGTACGGAAGGCATGGGACGCAGGGACAAGCCTTTCGCGTCCATGTATTACAACTTTGATGAGCAGGTGCAACTTGATGAAGGCGGCTATGACGAAATGCCGTACCTTGTGGGAAGATACCGCAAATCAAGCAATGAAACCTACGGACGCGGGCCAGGAGGTGATGCCCTTACCGATGCGCTTATGGCAAATCAGATGGCAAAAACCCTGCTTATGGGCGGGGAGAAATCGGTTAATCCACCCCTGAATGTGCCAGAAGCCCAAAAAGGCAGAGAGCGTATTGTTCCCAATGGCTACAACTATTACAACCAGACATCGGGCAAGATTGAAGCTATAAATCTTGGCTCCAATATGCCCTATGGTTACCAGGAACTTGAGCGCAAGCAAACCGCAATCCGTAACAAGTTCAGCGTCAATTTTTTCCTGATGCTGGAAAACCTTGAGCGCACAGGGCAGATGACGGCGACCGAAGTCATGGAGCGCCAGAGCGAAAAAGCCGCAGTATTGGGCGCGATGATTGGACGAATGAATAGTGAGGTTCTTTCCCCCCTCATTGACCGCGTATTTTCCATCCTACAGCGCCGCATGATGATACCGCCTCCCCCGCAAGGCTTGGCGCAGGAAGGCGGGCGCGTTGACATCGAGTACATGGGGCCGCTTGCACAGGCACAGCGCAGATTCAATCAGAACCAGGGCGTGAACGCGACGCTCGGCCTTATCAGCGCAATGGTCGAGATTGAGGGCAAGGCCGCGCAGTTCAGCTCTACCAGCATTGACAACTTCAACATGGATGAACTTGCCTACGCCGGAGCCAACGCATCGGGCGCACCGCAGAAAACCATCCGCGAGAAACCGGAGATTGACGAGCTTCGCGCCGCACGAGCGCAGGCACAGAAGGCACAACAGGGTCAGGCCGTCGCGCTTGAACAGCAGAAGATGCTGGCAGGGAACGCCGACAAGCTCAATCAGCCCGTAGTACCCGGCTCAATGATGGATAACGTGACCGGAGGCAAGGCATGAGTGATATATCGCGCGATGATAGTTTTGCTGAAATTGGAGCAGTTATCAAAAGCGCCACAAGAACAGCAAAAAGGATAGGGCTTAAAGTTGTCCCCGTTTCGGGAAATTGTGACGGTACCTATCAAGTCGAGTACAAGAAAGCAGACAAGGTAGAGGCGCGGATAGGGTTCAAGCACGAGGAACGCAAGTGACCTATATCAATCAGCTTGCTGAGCCGGAGCGCGTGAAGGAGCTTGCGCGGCTTTACCAGGCCGTGTTCAGGACGCCCGAAGGCAAGATCGTGTTCACCGCGATCCTTGAGGATTTGGGCTATTTCACGCCGTATTCGGATGCCGAAGGGCGGGTATTGCGCGACTACGCGACGCACCTTGCGGGACAGGTTTTATCAGGTGATTCACTCGCACTCGTTGAGGCGATGATGAACGTACACATAGACCGTCGGGATGACGGACAGGAGATTGAGAATGGCAGAAATTCAGGCGACTGACCCGGCAACGGACAATCAGGCCGCCGTGGCCGCGCCGGAACAGACATCAGTCCTTACCGGAGCATTGAAAGACAGTGCGCCCGTGCAGGCGCAACCCGATGCGTCCCCGAAGTGGACGGCACAGCTCGAGAAAGAACTTCAAGGCGATGCGGCTTTCACCAAGTTCAAGAGCATATCTGAACTCGGGAAAAGCTACAAAGAACTGGAGGGCAAGCTCGGCAAGGCCATAGTCCCACCCGGAGAGAATGCGTCGGCAGAGGATATCAGAGCGTTCTTCCAGAAGATGGGAGCGCCTGATTCACCCGACAAGTACACCCTGGATACGAGCAAGCTCCCGAAGGAACTTGCATCAGCGGAACTCGAAAAGAACTTCCGCACCTGGGCGCACGATTCCGGGCTTACGAATACGCAGGCTTCCGCGCTTTTCGACAAGTACAACGAGGCCATGAGCGCCGCGTTCACGAGTCGGGAGCAACTGATCGCTGTGAAAGCAGACCAGACCCGCGAGGCATTACAGGCAGAATGGGGGGCGAACTACAAGGCGAACATGGCACACATGGAACGCGCCTTTACCCGGTTCGGCTCTCCCGAAGTGGCGAAACTCATCACCGCTTCCGGCCTTGGTAATGACCCCGCCGTTGTCAAGATGTTTGCGGCGATTGGCAAGGAAATCCGCGAAGGGCCAATGATCGACGCCGTAGGTGCAGACAGACCTCTTAAGAGTGCCGCCGAAGTCCTGTATCCAGAGTTAGCCAAATAAGGAGATTACCTTGGCTACCATTGGAACCGGAGTAACCTATCTGGACATCGCGTCCAGACTCGGCCCCGACAATAAAATCGCAAAGATCATCGAGATGCAGATGCAGACGAACGAAATCCTCAAGGATGCGGTCGTCGTTGAAGGCAATCTGCCCACCGGACACAAAACCGTCATCCGCACCGGCCTGCCCTCTGCGACCTGGCGCTTGCTCAACTACGGCGTCCAGCCCTCGAAGTCCACGACCGCCCAGGTGACGGACACCTGCGGTATGCTCGAAGCCTACGCCGAAGTGGACAAGGCGCTTGCCGACCTCAACGGCAACACGGCTGCCTTCCGGCTGTCCGAAGATCGGGCGTTCCTTGAGAAGATGAATCAGGAGATGGCCGCCGTGCTGTTCTACGGCAACCAGGCCACCGACCAGGAGAAGTTCACCGGCTTCAAGGCCCGCTACGGCACTGTGTCCTCCTCCACCGCAACGAGCATCGGCTACAACCTCGTTCCCGCCATCGCGCATGGCTCCGTTTCCGGTGACGACACCACCTCCATATGGTTCGTGACCTGGGGCGAGAACACCACGCACCTCATCACCCCCAAGGGACTGCCCTCCGGCTTCGTCCATCAGGACCTGGGCGAACAGACCCTTACCGACTCCGCAACCCCCGCAGGCAGGTACCAGGGCTACAGGACGCACTACAGCTGGAACCTCGGCCTCTGCGTCAGGGATTGGCGCTACAACGTGCGCGTCGGCAACATCGACATTTCCACCCTCGACGCCGCGCCCAAGACCGCTATCGATCTGTTCGGAGCCATGACGGACGCCTACTACAAGATTCCCAACATCAACATGGGCAAGACCGTCATCTACTGCAACGCCAAGGTGCTCTGCTACCTCCAGAAGCAGGCTGCCGAAGCAGGCAAGTACATGCTCACCTGGGACAAGCCCGTGGGCGGCCCCGTCCTCAACTTCATGGACCTGCCGATCCGCAGATGCGACGCCATCCTCAACACCGACGGCGAGATCACCTGATAGGTGAAAGGAGAAACAGAATGATCATCGATAAAAGCCTTGAGATTTCGTCCGGCCAGGGTTCCATCACCTCCGCCGGCGCATACTATGGCACCAACTGGATCGACCTCTCCACGGTAGGAACGCAGATTTACGAGTCTGCGCCCTATTTCGTGGTTCGCGTCGGTACTGCCTTCCTGACAGGCGATAGCCTTTCCTTCGCCCTCGTGAGCTCCACCGCCGCCGCGACCGATGCGGCAGGAACTTCGCTCGGCACTACGACCGTTGAAGTGGAATCAGGCGCGATCGTTACCGCGTCGCTCACCATCAACACCATCGTCTGGAAAGTGCGGCTCCCGGAGAAGATCGACAGGCGCTACCTCGGCCTGAAAATCACCGCCGTCGCGTCCAGCTCCTTCACGGCGGGCGACTTCGACGCGTTCTTCACCCCGCACATCCCCCTGGATGCGCTGTAAGCCATGAAACTAGGTGTCTGTAAAGATACCTGCGCTCCCGGCGTGGACTACTACGTAGCAGGCCGGGAGTACATGGTTGACGAAAACGACCGCTTCATAGCGCGGCATTTCGAGTTCCCCGATGACGGCCCCATAGAAACACCAGCACACGAGGAACCAACGGAAAGCGCCGCGCCAGAAGCACCCAAGAAACGAAAAATACCAAGGAAGTAACACATGGCTATCACCTATACCGAACCAACGTTTGACTCGGTGCATCCGGGGCCGCCCCTCAATCAGACCGAGGAAACTCGGATTAGGGAAGCCAGAGATGCGCAACACCAGGCCGTAGCAACAGCCGTCACCTCGCTTGTCGCAGGCTACAACACCGACAATCCCAAAGTAACGACCGCCGCAGGCAAAGCCTTTGCCGACGAAGCGGGGGCCGTGGCAGGCGCGGCGGGCAAAGCTACCGCGACCATGACCAGCAATGAAACAAACGTGAACGTCAAGGCCACTGGAAAGATCACCGTCGGCGCAACCGGCCCTGCCAACAACTCCACCATTGAGATTGCCTCCAAAGTCTACACGTTCAAAACCGCGCTCACCGAAACTCCTGGCGTCGAAGGCGAGGTATTGATCGGCGTATCGGCTGCCGTCGCGCTCGACAACCTCAAGAGCGCAGTCAACGGCACGGCGGGAGGCGGGACGACCTATTGGGCGGCTGCGGCCCATACGCTTGTCACGGCAGAGGCAAACGAAGATACCACGCAGATATTCCAGGCGAAGCTGGCGGGAACTGTAGGCAATGCCTACAACCTCGTCGCAAGCTCCGACCCCGCGTCCGACCTCACCGTAAGCGCGGCCACCCTCGGCACCGGAACCGGCGCAACGCTCGGCGTTGATGACACCGTGACCATCGGCACAAAGGTATACAAGTTCGTCGGCGTCATCGGCACCACCGAAGGGAATGTGCTTTGCGGAGCATCGGCAGCCGCGTCCCTCGACAACCTGAAAGAAGCCGTCAATTCCACCGGAGTCACCGCGACGCAGTATTGCGCGGCCATCCATCCCGATGTCGAAGCGACGACCAACACGAACACCACACAGGTATTCCTTGCGAGAACCGCAGGAAGCGCCGGGAATCTCGTCGCCCTCGCCACCAGTTCGGCCACGCTGTCATTCAATGGCGGCACGGCCTTCCTTCGCGGCGGCTACCAGGCATCAGGGGCGCGTATCAATGCCAACGCAGGGCCAGTCATTCTTGATTCAATCACCGTGTCAGCAGTATCGAGCGCCGCGTCCATCACCGGGCTTACCGCAGGATCGTGGTACAAGTATTTCGTCCTCACGCCCGTGACCGCGACCTATGGCAGCGCCGTATCAGGAACGGGAACCGGAACCACGCTCATGGCATTGACCGCGAGCGCCGACCTTCTCCTGATGGTTTTCCCGATAGCATAAGGGGACAGCATGACAAGCCTTGAGATCATGAACCTTGCGCTCGCCCGCATTGGGGCGCAACAGGCAACAAGCCTCTCCGACACCAACAAGAATCCAAGGCTTGCCATACAATCCTATCCCTTCGCCCGCGATGAAGTGTTGCGCTACCACCCATGGCCCGCCATCACCACGCAGGCAGTCTTGCAGGACGACGCCGACCTTGCATGGGTAGCGTCCACGGCCTACGCGGTTGCCGATTTTGCAGTATCAAGTGCCAGGCTCTATGAATGCATCACCGCAGGGACATCGGGAACGCCGACAGGCCCGACCACGACCGCTGCCGACATCACCGACGGCACGGTGCATTGGAAGTATGTCTGCGCGTATGAAAACCTGCCCTGGAAGGCATCGACCGCGTATGTGCTGAACGATAGGGTTGTCAACAATTCGCGGCTGTACAAGTGCATCACGGCGGGAACGTCGCACACATCGGGCGGCCCGACGACCACGAGCGCCGACATCACGGACAATACCGCGCATTGGAAGTTCTGCGCGGAGTACACCAATCTCACCGACTACGACTATCAATATGTCCTGCCCGAAGATTGCCTGCGTATCCTTGACGTTGAGGACAGCACGCAATTCAAGCGCGAGGGCTATTTCCTTTATTGCGACACCGAATATCCCACGGTGCGCTATGTGAAGATGAGTACCGACCCCGACGAATGGGACAACTTCATCCAGACCGCAATATCGCTTCGCCTTGCCATGATGATCTGCGAGGGCGTGACCGGAAGCGCGAGCATGGCGCAAGTACTCCAGCAGGAATATATGCAGGTGCTTGTGTCGGCCATGGGTGTTGCACAGTCAGAGGCATCGGCTGAACCGGAACATGAAACACGGTGGGAGGACGCGTGAGCCAGCTTCCCATCATCACCGACTTTACCGCAGGGGAGCTTTCCCCGCGCATGGCCGGAAGAAATGATCTTGCGCTCTATTCCAAGGGTTCCACAACCCTCGAAAACTGGGTGCCATTCCTTCAAGGCGGCGTTACAACGCGCCCAGGGCTGAAATATATCGGCGGGTGCAAAACAAACGCAACAGGAGTCCGTCTATACGCATTCAATGTTTCCGATACGGTCGGCTATGTGCTGGAAATGGGAGTTGTTTCAGGCGTTGGCTATCTGCGCTTCTGGTACAACGATGCGCTCGTGGAATCCACCCCCGGCGTGCCGATGGAGTTTATCTCTACGGCTCACGATGTCAGCGTCGTTGACTTCCCCTATGTGACCGCCGCGCAGATAGCGGAAGTGCAGTTCGCGCAGGACGGGCCAGACCTGTACATGGCGCATCGCACGTTCGCTCCCCGCAAGCTGTCTTTCGTATCAGGCGGCACGTTTACCATCGGCATCCCTACTATGACAGGCAACTCAGGCAAGATACCATTCCAGACGACAGGGAACTATCCGGGATGCGTCGCCGTGTGGGGCGGGCGCTTATGGTGGGCAGGCACGACCAACCAGCCGCAAACGGTATGGGCATCGGAAACATACTGCTACACCGCGACCGCCATACGCAACGTAGGCTATAATAACTATTTTTACTTCGACACTGTTTCATACACCATAAAGCAGGCAAAAGCCGCCGCATCGTGGACGAATCCCAACGTTCCAGAATATGAGGATGTCACGACGACCAAGGATGTGACAATCGACTCCAACGCCATGCAGTTCAACCTTGGAAGCGATCAGCTTGAAAAGATCATGTGGCTTGCGGCGGGAAAGGATCTGATTATCGGATGCGCGGTATCGGAGTTCATCGTTCCCGCCGGCGTGACCGCATTGACCCCTGAAGCGCGATTGCAGACCCGATACGGCTCTGCGGCGTTTCAGGCGCATCTCGTCAACCAGGCCGTGCTATTCGTCCAGGGCGGCAGTAAGCGGTTGCGCGAGTATTACTACCAGAACGAGGACGCGGCCTACCAGTCGCCCGATTTGACCTTCCACGCTGAACACATCATGGGAACAGGCATCGTCGGCGTTGACTTCGCGCAGAGCTGGCAACCGATGATCTACTGTGTTCGCTCGGACGGCGAAATGGCCGTGCTTGTGTACTCACGCGGCTACGAAGTACAGGCATGGTGCCGGTATGTCATCGACACCGCGCACACCAACAAGATAGAATCAGTCGCCGTCATCGTGGACAACGATGGAAACGATAATGTCTATGTATCCACCCTTCGCGGGTCAGTGCGGTACATTGAAAAGCTCGACCCCCTGCTCTCCCCTGTCTACAATCTTGACAGCTATTCTATCGTCACCAAGGCCACCACGAACACAATAGCGCGATTCGCGGGACTTGCGGTGAAGATTGTATCAGGCGCGACCGTGTACGACGCGACGGGCGCGGCTTCGACAGGCGTCATTACCATGCCCACAGGCATTGCAGACGGGACAAGCGTAGGCGTCGGACTCGCGTACACCTGCTACGGCCAGACCAACAAGGTGCCGTTCCAGATGCAGACAGGCTCCGGCCACATGCAGATAAAACGCGTGATCGCGGTATTCCTCCAGCTTCTTGCAAGCTACGCATTCAAGTTGCAGACGAGTTCCACCGACGCCTACCCTGAAACGATCAGCCTGGACACATCGCCCTTCACCGGCACCCACAAGTCCCCATTCAGCGGGAACTGGGACAAAGACGGCTATATCGTGTTCAAGCAGGACTCACCGCTACCGGCAACCATCCTTGCCATATCCCCGGAGGTCGAATGACCATCCCCACCTTGCGAGAGTTCAGGGACTCAGACGCTCAAAACATCAAGCGCTTTGCACAGGCGGGCGAGTATCGGCCCTTTGAACCAACGGGGCAATCGTTCACTCTGGAAGTGGACGGCGACATCATGGCGTGCGTCGGCTATGAAGCGGAAAACGGCGTCGCAAAGTGCTGGATGATCCTGTCGCCGGACTCCGTGAAGCATCCCCGCGTATTCTGGGCGATCCGTTCCTTGCTCGATGAAGTGTTCAAGGTAGGGTACAAGCGGCTCCTGACAGCGGTGGATATCAACTGGCCGGAAGCACAGCGTTTCGTTAACTGGATGCGCTTTGATCCTGTCGGCATCGCGCCGACATTCGGGCCTGACGGCAAATTCTATACGATATACGAGAGGGTAGCATAATGGCAGATCCAGTCACCATGGCAATCGGAAGCCTTGCGACAGGTGTCTTTTCAGGACTTACCAACGCCGAAGCTACCAAGACCGCAATCGCAGAGCAGGTTGAACAGAACGCGGACATGGCCGCAGAGTTCCGCGCCGACATCAAGGGCGCGAATCTCATGTATGCCGACGCCAAGACCAATACCGACTTCGCGCAAAAAACCATCATAGGCGACATGAAGAACATCGCCGCTGAAAACAAATACGCCGTCGGCGTCACCGCGCAGAAAGGTGCGCTGGAAACCGGCGCGACCAAGGCCAAGCTCGGCTATTCCGGCGTAACCGGAGCCTCCCCGCTTGCCGTGCTTCGCCAGCAGGAACGCCTTGCATCGGAGGAACTCGGCGCAACTACCGTATCGGCAAACGCGTCGCTCGTGAACAAGGGCTATGAGTACACCGCGCAGGGCAACGCGCTACGGTCGAAAGCCCTTGAAACGTCGCTCTTGACGCAGGGCTACCAGCGCAAGATTGCGCTCCTGAACAAAAACACGGCCTACCTGAAAAAGAACGCGGGCAAGATGGAGTTCATGTCGTTCCTGGGTTCCGTGCCGTCCACGATCAGCAATGTGGGCAACTGGCTCGCAAAGACAGGGGAGAAATAATGCCCGATCTGAAAATGTCCAGCTTTCTCGGCCAGTTCGCAAACACCGTCCAGCAGACGGGAAACGCGGTCAGCGGCGTTGCCGAAACCATCTACAAGCTCGATGCTGAAAATATCTACAAGAACAAGGCAACGGAAATTGGGTTAGGCGTTGAGCAGTTCAAAGACTCACTCCGTACTGATACCGACTTTGGCATACCCGATTCTGAACAACCTTCCGGCTACATGCAGAAATGGAAGGACTACCTCGACAAAACGAAATCAAGCCTTAAAACCGTCAGCAATCCCTTGGCCCGTCGCCAACTTGAAGCCTATGTCGGCCAGCTTGAAGTTACCAAGGGCGCGGAAATATCCGATCTTCAATTCAATGGATGGGGCCAGCAACAGGTAGCCGACGCCAAAAAACGCATTTCCGTTGTATCAAAGACAGGGATAACCACGCAGGCGAAACTTGAAAATGCCAATGCCGAAATACAGGGCCTTGCCAACAATAGGCTTATCGACCCGAACGACGTTGCGCCAATGCTTGAAGCCGAAACGCAAAAGATTCTTTTCGACGACGCAAAAAAGCAGGTAGTCACCACCCTTCAGACAAAAGGATGGGGCGAGGCTATCACCCTTGCCGCAAATCTTGCGGGCGCTACCTATACCGTAGGCGATACAAGCGTCGTCCTTGACCCCTCCGCACTTTCAAGCCTCACCGCAATCGGAAACCTCTTAAAAAGCGCCACCAACGAATCCAAGGAACAGCAACTTAATACCGCGTTCTTGAACATGAAAGAAGGGAAACTCACCGAAAACCCCATTGACCTTATTCGCCGTATAAACCCCGAAGATGTGCCTGGATGGGTTGCAAAGTTTGAGAACGCACAAAAGACCGGCGAGGGCGCGGCGGGAGAACAGGAATATTTTGCCTACGACGCAGACATAAAGGCGGGCAAGCCTTTCGACAGAACCGCGGCACTTGCCAGCAAGAACATGAACTTTTCCATGAAAAACGCGCTTATCCAGGCCGACGCCGAAACTAAGAAAGACGCGGTGGTATTTGAACTCGGCAAGGCATACGACAACCTCGCATCTCTTTCGCTCGGCAAGGCTATCGTAGATCCAAGCGCCCCCACCCTCTCCTCGACATACCTCAACAGCCTGGAAGGAAAGATCGACCCGCAGACCCTTGCAACCTATCGAACGCAGGTATGGAATCTGCAATCGAACATTGACACCAAGGCCAAGACTGACGCGACGCTCAACCTTACCGCACGGATATTGAAAGGCGAAGTCACCAAGGAACGGGTGCTTGCCGAATCCCCGCCTGAATATCTCGCGCAAAACTTCTCGCTCTACCTCTCCATGCAGGCGGAAGCAAAGCGCGACGGACAGGACACTTCCGGCATGGCGGTATTTTCCGGCATCGCGCAGATGCAAAAGAAACAGGCGGCAGGGACTCTTTCACAGGCCGACCTTGACGATATGGGCAACCTTATCGAAAAGAACAAGGATGCGCTCGGGCTTTCACTCTATGGCTCCGCAAATAGCGCGTACCTTTCGATGTATAGCGTGTTCACGCAGTCCAATTCAGCCATGGTAGCCGCAGTCATCAAGCTCGATATCGCAAAGAACCCCGATACTTATACGATTGACGGCATATTCGCTAGAAAAGACATCACCATCAACGATCAGGTGAACCTTGCCAACTATCTCGGCACACTTATCCCACAGAACGAGGCAGATGCGCTCACCAAGGAAGGGTTGAAACTTTCCGACAACCTTGACCGCGCATTGAAGGGCTTGCCGGTCCAGGGCGACGTATTGAGCGCCGCATGGCTCGAATCGCACAAAAACAGCCTTACCCCGCAGGTATACGCCGCGTTGCAGTCTAGTATTTCCAAATTTGAAGCGGACGCGGCAGTCACGGCGACAAAAGACTCCCTCAACAACGCGGTATTCAGCTATCGGGATGCCGCCTACGCATCAGGCCAGCCCAACGCGACTAAACGCGAAGCCCTCTATGCGCTCATAGACAAGGCAATGATTCTTGCGCCAGAAGAACGCGCCGCATTCAAAGACAAGCTCAATACCATAGACCTGAACGCCGAAGCTCTCGCGCAATCTCGTGAGGATAGAGTATTCCAGGACAATCAGCGGGAAAGGACGCTCGGCATACAGGCAAAATCAGACGCGCTCGAAGTTGCAGAAACCGCGATGCAGGGCAAAGCCACCGACGTACTCAAAGACTTCTCGGCGCGAATCAGCGGCTTACAGGGCAAAGACGCAGAAAGCGCATACAGCCAGGCCGTGCGCGATATTACGGCCATATACGTTTCCGACCCTGCCAAGGGTCAGGCATTTATCCATAGCGCCGATTTGCTTTATACCATCCAATCAAACGCGGAGTATTCTGCTCTCGATACCAGGGCAAAAAACGCGATGGATGAGTATATAAAAGTGCAAACGGTGAAGGGATATGTCCACGATCCTTCCGTAGAAATGATGTCGGAAGAACTGATACGCACATTATTCCCCACCGACAGCGCCCTTGATAACAAGTTCGGCACTTATTGGAAAGACAAGTGGAACGGATTCAACGCCTCCACCGCCGCGATGGAAACCGCAGAAGCCCCCGCGTTGAAGATATTGCAGGATGCCAAGGCAAACTCATGGGCGGCGCTTAATGGCGTAGGCTTTGATCCGTCGGCTCCCGTGCTGAATCAGACCATGCTTGACCAGCTTACTACGCTATCTTCGACGCATTACCGGCAATTCAGCGACGACCTTATCAGTATAGGAAGCGCAATCGCCGCCAAGCAGACGGCAGACGCCAAGGCTAAAAATGGCGAAGGGCCAACGCCAGCGCAGAAAAATGCCGCAAATTCGGCATATGATATAATCGGCGCAGTCGCAGAGAGCCTTGCCGCGCAAAACCTTTCACGCGCCGCGCCAACAATTATCAAATACGTTGACAGGGACGGGAAACCAGTCACCGCCGTCGCCACACCGGAACGTTACAATGCACTTTTATCTGATTACGCGGCAGACCTTATCGCAGGCGGCAAGTTTTCCGACGCACTCGCTCTACAGCAAAAGTTCATATCAAAAGGCAATGATCCGATATGGAGCGACGTTACCGTAACGCAGAAGGACATGGAGAAAAACGGAAAGTGGTCGCCGGGGATGAGCGCCTGGCTTGACGGAGTAAAGGCGCTCTACCCAAGCCCAAGCCCCGAAAAAACAAAAGAAATCATCACCGAAATGAAAACGCGGTCCGTGAATCTCAATATCGGCGCAGATTGGCAACTCCTGAACGGTAACCATGACGTTTCAGAAATTTATCTTGAAAACGCCATGGCCGGAAAATACGCAATCTACATGACCCCTAGGGACGGCCTCTATTCCGCGACGCATCCCGCATTCAAGGATATCCAGGCCACGTTTGCCGCCAAGAGTCTGGAAGAGATCAACAGCGTTCTCAGGCTTTCAGGGAAGCCGGAACTGCGCGACTTTATCACCGTCAACAACCCAGACGGTACGGTGTCATATTCCGTAAAAACCGGCAATGCAAAGCTGAATATAGGCGACACCTACTATATGGGCCTGTATGAAGGCAATGCTCTCGTCATGAAAGAATCGCAGGGCGCGGCAATGGTATTCGTCCCATGGGAACGAGTTTCAGGGCAAAAGACGTTTGGGCGATGGGCGTCTGTCGTCTTTGATAGCGCTGGAAACGCCATGCGGTCACAGGGCGACAAAAAGCTCGATATCGAAACCAACGGATTAGCCACCACCACCGTCAACGATATTCCCCTTGGTCTATAGGAGCATTGAATAAATGAGCGACAACTACGGCGACGAGTACTACAAAAAACTGTTCGCATCACTCGGACAGCCCGCCTCGCCCTACAAGTCACCCGCCATCGACATACTGAAACAATACTCCACCGACAATCCAAACGCACAGTTTAACCTCGAAACCGCAGGGAAAACAGCGCCATTCGAGGGCGCACCCATTGGCTCATGGATGCCTAACGACATTGCCGCGACGTTCAAGAGATCCATTGAAGAAAGCGACGACCCCATAGCGATGGAAAATCGCCTCAATTCCTCATACTTCCTTTCACAATTGAAAGGCATATCGTTCGAGGATGCGTTCCGCGATCACGATGAGATACTTGCCGCCGACTACGGCACGGCAATGTCACCAAAGACATGGTACGACGCGGTAGCGAACACCTGGAAAGCGACCTATATCCAAAACGAAACTTCCAAGCTCGCATCACAACTGCTTGACAAATGGAAAGGAAGCTACGAGGACATCGAAAGCGATCCGCTCTATACGCAGATACTTGAACTGAACAGCCAAATGCCGCCCTCCGATGTCATAAAGCGTTCACTCCCGACGAAGTTCCTCAAAGCCTTCGCACAGCTTGTGCCTTCCGTTGCGGAAACCTCCAAGGCGGGCGGATTATGGGGCATGGCGGGAATGATCCTTGCCACAGGCGCGGCGGCGGCGGCAGGAGTCACCCTAGCCCCTGCTATCGGCATAGGCGCTACAGTCGCAGGCATTGGCTACGTTACCCTCCCATCAGTCGCGTTCCTGTCCAATAAAGTATTCTCAACCATCGGCGCGTCCATTGCCGGAATGAACATGGAGCGCGGACAGGCATATCTTGACATGATAAATTACCGCGACCCAAAAACAGGCGAGCGCGTGAATCCTACTGTTGCGGCTACCTTCTCCACCATTTACGGCGGCGTTGCAGGACTCATCGAGGGCATGGAGTTCAACACCATATGGAACACGCTCTCCGGCATGAATACCGCAAAGAAACGCCTGCTTGACGAAGCTCTTTCCGCGACATTGAAGAACTTGCCCGACGCAGCACAACGCGCAGGAACCATGACAAGAATTCTTAACAGCACCGTGGGAATGTATGGCAAGAATGTCGCAAGCGAAACATTGCAGGAAACACTCCAGGAAGGCACGCAGATATGGGCTACTGACCTTGCGCGGCAAGTGACAAACAAGCTGGACGGCAAGAACATAGCGCCCATTACGACCAAGGAAATAACACAGCGCATCGTTGATACCATCGTGACCACGGCCATGGGATCGGCGGTACTCGGCGGCGCTCCCGTCATGGTTGACCTTCTGTTGCCCGAAGCGAACGCTACCGAAAAAGGCAAAAAGCCAACAATAAAACCCGCCACCAAGCCCACCGTGACGCCCCCCACCGCCATGCCAAAGGACGCGCAGATCACGGGCGAACAGTATGACAAATTCGCAGTATCAGCCGCAAAGCCTGTTCCCGCAGGTACGCACTTTGAAAGCAAGGACTACGGCGGGACGCTTGCCCATGTTGCGGGCGACTCAAAGGGAAAGCAGCTTGCGTATCTCACTTACACCGCAGACCCCGCCGAAACCGAAAGCGATAGCCCTGGAACCTTGACCATTACCACGTTTTCACAGAGCAAATCTCCTGCGATTGACAAGGAGCTTGTGCTTGACCTTGCCAAGAAATACGCAGGATGGGACATTGAATTCGAGGCGCGGACACCGGCAGCCGAAGCGCTGAAAACGTACCTCGAGAAGAATAATCGGCGCGGCACCGGCGTACAGTGGTTCAGCGCGGCAATCGACACTCCTGACGTTGCGACGCTAGACTCTACCCGAGCGATCATCCAGAACGAACGGCCAAACATGGACGCGCAGGACGTTGAGGACGCGGTATTCATCGTCAAGCCCTTTGCAGTTATGTTCGGCATGACCACCGACGATCTTGTGGGCAAGACGCTTGCGCCGGAAGTGCTTGCTCCCGTCATGGGCGAGAACCAGCAGGGCGTATTCGGCGCGGCAAAGCAGGTGAGCATCGACGGCGTAGTAAAGACGCTCATCGACCTTGCGCCCAACGCCAACCCCGCGACGTTCACGCACGAGTCTGTCCATGCCTTCATGACCTTCGCGCAGAACAACCGCACCGTGCCGCAGATCGATGCGTTCATGAAGGAAGCGGAAACCGTATTCGGCGTAAAGGACGGCGACTGGAAGGGCGAATTTCAGGGCTGGACGGACGATTACAAATACAAGAACAAAACCTTCGAGGAAGCCATTGCCTACGGCCTTGAGGACTACATCGCCACAGGCAAAGCGCCCACGCCGGAAACGGAAGGCTTTTTCAAGCGCATGGCAAAGTTCCTCTACGATCTCTACCAGAGCGTCAAGGCGCGTGTGAAGCTCACGCCTAAAATGACGGCGTTCTACGATAAGCTATTCACCGCTTCCCCTGTTAAGGATACGTTAAAAGAACTCAATACCACCGCCCCCGATGCC